AGCTCAAAATGTTATATCTATGCAGCCTGTTGTGGATCAACGTGAATTGGGTGAGGTACAGACATTTAAACTTGGGCCTTCATTAAGAAGTATCGAAAGATTCAAGTTTACTTATCAACCATCTAGCTTAACACCTAATGATAATGCGGCCGTTGTAGGGGTAAATACAGGGTATTGGTCACAGTATGGAAATCTTCAGATAAGACATCTTGCTAATTTAACAGTTAAAGAAGTAACTGAAGATTTCAGACGCAAAATAAATATTATGCCGGAACCAGTGTTAAAAACATCATACTAAATAACGTATAGCGGGAATAAACATGACAGCAATTATAACATCCAAATTTAGAATTAGACAGGCCGAAGAGTTTAAAGACGGCTTTGATCTTTCAGTTGTAGATCAGAATCACTATTTGTTTGTTGGCAAACCACGTCCTTGGCCGAATGATGTTCTTCCTCCTCTACCATTAGATAACTTGGATAATGAACTTCGTGCTTGGGAAAGCATGATGGGTCTTAAGAAGATTATCGAAACATTCACATCACATGTTGTACCTAGACATGATTGGGATGCGACTGGTAACACAATCTATATTCCCTATTCAGATAAAGACGATCTATTATTCTATCACCCAACCCCTGCTGAAGTAGCTGCCGCGAACTTGGCTGGTACATATACACCAGGTTCATTCTATGTAATGACTGATGAGTACCATGTTTTTAAATGTCTTGCTAATGGTAGCGGTGCTAAGTCTACAGTTAAGCCACTTAAGCCAGGTAACTCTCTTGATATTGTAGAAACCTCTGATGGTTATCGTTGGAAGTATATGTTCACTGTTTCAACTGCTGATGCTTTGAAATATTTGACAGATGCTTGGATCCCAGTTAAAGTTCTTTCTGCTGATGATGGTTCATTTCAATGGCTTGTTCAACAAGGCGCTGTCGATGCCATCATATCAGATATACATGTGCTTAATGGTGGTTCTGCTTATAATAAAGTTAGACCTATTGCTGAGGCATTAACATCTGCAACTCCCTCAACAGTTGTTTTGAATTCTTCAGCACAAACATATGCAACAGGAAACGGATTCTATAACGGTTCTACTATATGGTTTGAAACTGGACCTGCTGCTGGTGTTAGTCGTGTTATTACAGCATATGACCATGGAACAAACACAGTTACATTAGATGCTGTATTAGGAACGCTACCAGATCCTGGTGATAACTATAAGATTCTACCTACTGTTACAATTTCTGGTAATGGTACTGGTGCTCAAGCTAAAGCGTTTGTAAATCAAGTAACACCTAGTGCTATTACTTCTGTATCAGTTACAAACAGTGGTTCTGGCTACAGATATGCTACAGCAGCAATTTCCGGTGCCGGTGGATCTGGTGCTGTTGTTTCTGTTATCATCCCACCAGTTGGTGGCCATGGCAAAGACGCTATACTTGAATTAGGTGCACATTTCATTATGCTTAATGTAAGACTTGAATACAATGAAGGTGCTGGCGACTTTCCATTATCTAATGATTACAGACAAATTGGTATTGTTAGAAATGTTACAGACTTTGGCACAATAGTTCTTTCAAGTGCCACAACTAGGATAGCTGCTCAAAGATTAATAATTGCTCCATTAACAGGAACATTTCAGCCAGATGAAAATGTTATCTGGTCTGCTGGACCTGGAGTACCTAACGGATTTATTGTGGATTACGATACAACCACGAATGTTATTACATTTATCCAAGATAGTGTGACAGGGTTTGGTAGTTTTGCGGCCTCAGTTGGACAAGTTGTTTCAGGATCTATTAGTGGTGCTACAGGAACAGTTACATCAGTTCCTAACCCAGAAGTAAATAGATATAGCGGAGATATCATTTATCTTGAAAACAGGCGGCCAATTATGAGAGCCAGTGACCAATTAGAAGACATCAAGTTGATTGTTGAATTCTAAAAATCACACTAAATAAATGTATCTTTGGAAAGATTCTTGAGGAAATAAATGGCTGTTGACACTAAAAATTCTCCATATTACGATGATTACGACCAGGACAAAAAGTTCTACAGTATCTTACATCGTCCTGGCTTCGCAGTCCAGTCCAGAGAATTAACACAAGTTCAAACAATACTTCAAAAGCAAATTGAAAGATTTGGAGATCATATCTTTCAAGAAGGTGCTATGGTTATCCCTGGCTGGGCTAAGCATGACACTGATTATAATTTTGTTAAAGTAAATAATAATCTTTACACTGATAGCGAAGATGCTATCAAAAACAATTTCTTAGATAAGATTATTGTTGGCTCTATTACAGGGATCAAAGCAAGAGTAATCAACTACATTCCAAAAGATTCATCAAATATAGTTTATCTATATGTGAAGTATGTTTATGGAAGTCCTATTGATCCTAATCAAAAGAAGTTTCTTGAGAACGAAACATTAACAGTTGAATCAACTGCGATTTCTGCTACCTCTGTATCAACTAATGCTGTTGGTGTAGGCACAGGAGCAACAATCACAAAGGGTGTTTATTTTACTAATGGCTATTTTGCTTTAGTTGATAATCAAGCTATTGTTGCCCATGTAGATGATAATAAAGCAGATATCAGAATTGGCTTAAGCGTTATTAAGTCCATAGTAAAACCAGAAGATGATGAATCGTTACTATCTAACGCAACAGGATCTCCAAACTATGCTGCTCCAGGAGCACATCGTTTAAAGATTGAGCTTAAGTTAATATCAAAGTCCTTAACAACTATCGGAAATGCTGTTGAGGAAGAAGATTTCATTGAACTACTTAGAATTAGAAATGGTCTTTTAGAAAGACGAGTTCAAAGTACCGCATATTCTATTCTTAATGATACACTTGCTCGAAGAACATATGATGAATCTGGTGATTATACTGTAAGACCATTTCTATTACATATTCGAGAGTTTTATAATGAAGATGATAATGATGGTGTATATACTAAAGAAGACTTCTTTACAGCAACAAGCACAGAAGCCTTTGATATTGGCAGAGACCGTTTTGGACTAACAAGTAGTCCTGGTTATCATACTGACATTACTTATCCACCTGCAACACCTTATCTTCCTGGCAATTCATTAACCGAGTTTGAAGATGCTGCAAGAGCGAAATTAGTATATGCTGTTGAAGCAGGTAAGGCATATGTTCGTGGTTACGAAATAGAAACATTAACTCAAACACATGTTGATGGTGATAAAGCCAGGGAAACAAACTTTCTTAACGCTGTTCCATTTAGACCAAGTTTCGGATCATTTACCCGTGTAACTAATTTTAATGGTTTACCACCTCTTGGTATCTCATATCCTGGAGCAAACTCATTTATTAAAGTCCAATTAAGAGATAGATTTACTATAACAAGGGGATTAGCTGCCGGAAGTGTTATCGGTACGGCCCGTTGCTTCTTCATGGAGTTTGATAGCGGTACACCAGCAAGTCCTGAAGCTGTATACAAGTTATACTTGTTTAATATTGAAATGAATCAAGGTTTCAACTTTGAACAGACAAAACAAATCTATTGGGATGGAGTTGCTGGCTCAACTAATCTTTTTGCTAGTGCTACAGATGCGTTTACAGCAGATATTAAACTTGTAGAAGAACCATTTCAGGGCGTAAGTGTAACGAATGCTGGTGCTGGGACAAGAACAAATCTTTTAAGCACAAATGCATATTGGACAACTATAGATTATCAAAGATTGGGAAGAGGTGACACATTAAAGATTCCAGATGCTTCTGGAGATAAGTATGCATATGTTGTAGAGCCGCCAACATCCAACAATAATGTATTGGTAGACATTGTTCCTGCAGGAGTATTCGCAACTGAATTTCCTATTTCTCGTGTATATGCTTTACTAGAAGATACAACAAATACAAAACTTCTATTTCAACTACCAAATGGATTCATCAAGAATCTTTCAAATGAAACAAGTTATAGATGTCAGAAACAGTTTTTGACTGGTCCAGTTACACTTGGTGAAGTAACTGTACAAACTAACGCATCTGATTCAACAGAAATCTTTGATAACTTTAGTACAACAACTTTCTTTATTGCTAAGAAGAGTGATGGTGAGCCAATACTTGTTGATGCTTCGCAAGTAACATATCAATTCCTTGGCAGACAAATCACTATCAGTGGCCTTTCTGCTTACAACGGTGAGGCATTAGTTATAGTTGCTCCTGTTATAAGAACACAACATC